GAAATACCTAAACCACCATCTTCAGATGTAGAATTTAAGGCACGCTGTACTAACGTAGCCATTTTAATTAAGGCATCATCATTTTTAACACCAATTTCCATATACTCTTTAATTAAGGGTACAATTAACGTTGCGTCACCTATGTCGGTAACCATCGGTTTTAATTCGGAAATAAGCGCGGTAACTTGTGCTTCACGGCGCTTTTGGTTAGTGTAAATTTCCTCGAGTAAATCCGAGAATTTTTTCTTACCAAATACTACTTTGTCGAATTGTTGGCTCATATTTATACGTTTTGTTTGGTTATAAATATAAACTATTCAAATTCTACATACCCATTGTCAAGGAAAAATATATAGTTATCTTTGAATATATCATATAGCTGATTAGCTATTTTAGTAATTTTAGGAGTTTTAACATCTACCATTTCACGAATATAGATATAAAGTGCCTTTTTATTAAAAATATCTATATCTTCTCTTTTACGGAATAATTCTAGAATAGCATCAGCTACTTCAGCATCATGTTTTTTAGGAAATAATTCAAATATATTTTCTGAGCAATGAGCTACAAATAAGTCTAAATATTGGTTTAGTGGTGGGTTATTGGGATTTGGGTCATCTAAGCTATAGGAGTATGTATCATCTTTAAATAATTCATCTACAGGGGCTTTGTCTACTCGTTTTTTATAATTCTTCTGGTTTTGAAGGATTAAGTAACGTTTAGCTATAGTTCCAAAGTAAGAATAAGCCTTAGCTCCTCTTGTAGGGTCAAATAAATGAATTTTACTAAGCAAAAATGTAATTACCTCATGTTGGAGGTGTTCTATCTCATCTACTTCAGTATAATAAAACTTAAAAGTATGGATAATATTCTCTGTAAGTTTAAAGAATGCATAGTGGATTTCTTTCTCATATATTTTAGAGCGAATTCCAAAATCTTCTTCGTTATTGTATTTTACAATAGCATCTTCGGTATCTTGGGTAAAATAGTTTTTTTTAGACTTAGGGGGCATATTAAAATATCATAATTTTTTGAGTTGGAACTCATTTAAGATATCTTGTAACCCTTTAATTTGTTGAAAGAAAAAACCTACCTCATCATCAGATTTGAATGTACCACGTGCGTCTACTGATTTGAGTTTTTCGTCTGAAACCTCTATTACTCGCGAAATATTATCTAAATATGTTAGATAACTTGCGAGGATATCCTCCTGCTTTTCTAATTTACGTAAAAGGTTGTAGGTCGTAAATCCGAAGATTACGACCACAATCGAAAGTATAATAATAGCAACTATCATAAGTTATCTAATAAATTCTTTAATCCTTCACTTTGAATAGAACCCAACGCTTTTTGTTGTTTGTTGGCGCCTGCTTTAGGCTTGTCATTTAATGTAAAATTCTTCTTCTGGGTAGGCACGGGATTGTTTAATTTAGGTAACCATTCGCGTTCAAACTCAATACGTGCCGCCATCAAATCCGCCTGGTGGAGAATAAATGGTAGGGAAGTACGTGGTTTTTGTTCTGGCATAAATGATATTAAATACTTTTTATTTGCCTCATCATATAAACCATCATGAGTTTGGATAGCTACCATTTCATTAAATGAATACTGAATGCCGTGTGATTGGAGCATAAATAAACCTCGATCTGGGACTGATGCGAAAGGTACTCTGGTGTTAAATTTATAATCTTCACCTAGTTTTTCCTTTCTCCATTTATCATCCTGGGGGATGTATGATTCCTCATTTTCATCTCCCATTTTACCCAGATCATGGTTGATAGCAGAAAAAACAAGTTCTTCCATAGTAAAGGTAGACATATCTGCACCTTCTTCCTCCCATAGATGGGATTGCTTGATGGCGCAACGCACAACTCGATTTACATGCTCAACATACCCTCCCGGAAAGGAGTTGTGGTATTCCTTTTTGTGAGCAGCAGGCATCAACATAATGCGTTCTTGATACTTATCGTAAAAGTCAAGCATAGCTTGTTTACGATTCCCCGTAATGTGGGTTTGGATGTTGGAGATAAATGTTCCCCAATTTTCTTGGATTTGTTCTGCTGTTAGATTCATAACTTTTATTTAATATTAACGTCCGTAAACTTGATCTTGGCGAGAAATCAAAGTCATCAAATCATCTAATTTTTCATCGATCATTGTGATTTCTTTATTGATATCATCAACGGTAACACCTTGGCGAGTAATCATTACTCTAATGGTCTTAAGTTTACCACTAATATTTTCGATTTTCTTTTGAGCTAATTCTTTATTTTGCATGTCTATTTATTTAAATTACCGGGCGACGTCACGTGACGTCTCATCCCCTTTCTCTCTCTCTTTTTCTTTCTTTCCCTGTACCTTAAATATACGATGGAGAGATAAGATTGCCAAGTTATTTTACAAGAGATCTAAAACTTTTTTTATATGTGCGCATTTTTCATAATGTTCGCGCTCTTCCCAAAAATGGATCGCTAACTCACATGCTGTTTTTGTATAGTCATCTGAAAATAGACGTAATGCGTCTTTACCTTGATTAGTAGTAGGGTCAAACTCTTTAAGATAAGTCCAAGCCCTAGTATGTGTAACAAATTCACCTGCATCATCCCCAAAATCCATTTTTTCTGCTATTTCGGGCATAATTTCTAAAAACTTGTTCATTTTATCTTCCATGTTCTTTTGATTCCAAATAATCTTTTTGAACATGCCTAATTTAAATGCTTGAGTCTTTTGTAAATCTGCTATCAAAGGCTCATCACTTTCAGGTAAATTAAAGGCTGCAAATAATCTTTCTGGATCAATCATGGAAATTCATCTAAATCATTCTCGACTTTAATTCTCCCACTTTTATAAACTGTCATTCTAGTAGGATACCAATCGTCAAAGTAGCTAAAAGATATTTTATTTTTTGTAAGTTCATGTAATTCGCAGTCAAGTTCCCCTAACCATTCCTGAACTTCATCTTTATCAAAGACACCTTCAGTAAAATATAGGTGAACTATTTGAGTATAAATTTTAATTTCCTCCTGCGTTCTCACGTGTATAAATATAGGTAATTTCTAGGTCGATGCCTGCTGTGGTTGTTGTGTAGTAATGCATTATATCGCGTTATAATATGGAAATACGTCGGGGTTCTTCGACGGGTTAATTAATAATTTTTACCTTGTTTACGATAAAGATCGAAATCTTTGTAAACTTTAGTTTCTAGTTTATCGACTCTAGAGTCGGTGTGTCGAACAACTTGTTCTTCAACACGGTTAATTTGAGTATTGAACTGATCCTCAGCTCGATTTAATTCACGGTATAGATCTTGAATTGTATTTTCAAGATCTCGTTGAGTGCTATCCGCTTGTTTGCGGGTGATATTCAAAGTCTTTAAGACCAAAAACGTACCTGCAACGATCAATAAATCGATCACTGCCAATACACCTAGAGTAAAAGATAGTGTTTCCATAGTTTTATAGTATAAATGTCAAAGAACCCCTTTGTATTTTAGGGTAATATAAATAAAGAAAAGGAGTAATCCAAGGGATTCTCCTTTCCTGCCACTGTAGCTCCACTCTATTTTTATGGAACAGAGAAACCCAATGCACCTGACTGCGTGGAGCGAAAGACCGGGTTCGAACCGGCGACCCTGACCTTGGCAAGGTCATGCTCTACCAACTGAGCTACTTTCGCATTTTTGGTTTTTACACCATGAGCCTCCGGTCGGACTCGAACCAACGACCTACTGATTACAAATCAGTGGCTCTACCAACTGAGCTACGGAGGCTTTTAGGGGAGGTTATCAATGAGATGTTATTCGGTAAACATACTCCCCACTCACTATCTTTTCCCGAATGTCAACCACACAAGGTGGATTTTCGCACTCCCCTGGAGTAGCGTTTTGTAGGAGAGGAAATAGTATGGGCTTTAACCAACTCGGCTTTTCACTCTATTTCTTATTCTCTCCCGAGGCTAGACTCAGTGCGGAGGCTCAGGGATTCGAACCCCGGTTAGACTTTCACCTAATTCAGTTTTCAAGACTGACGCATTCGACCGCTCTGCCAAACCTCC